GACGTTCCCAGCCTTCGACTGTTCGACGGACGGAGAGAAGTCGCTGTCTGGGTTATCGACACCACTCGACCGAGGGTCCTACTACGTGTTCGCCTCGCTCGGCGGGTCGACCTCCGGACACGTCCTGCGTGGTGTGTCGACAGGCGGCGGCGGACTGAGTTTGACGGTCGGCGGCACCCTTGTTCTTGAGACGACCACCACAGGGGTGCAGACGGGCGGTAGCGCGGGTCGGGGTGCCGGCTGGCGGAATACCATGCCGACCCCAGGCGTGCCCAGTTCTCAGCCGTGGGGACACGCTTTGACGAATATTAGCATCCCCAACATCGGACTGGTGCTCACATGAGTTACGACGACCTCAACGTCCAGACCGGCGTCCGCACTCAGACCATCGACCACGGCGACGGCACCGGTACCCGCACCATCTACGACCCGGACGGCACCGTCAACACCATCGAGCAACTCACCGGTCTGCCGATCGTCGACATCGACACCTCCCACGCCTCCGACGACCCGCTCGCTGCGGAGGTCGCCCGACTCGGCTCTCTCCTCGAAGCGGTCCTCGCGGACCCGGAGATCGCGAAGGTCTCGGATCTGTCCGCACAGCTTGCGGCGCAGAACGCGACGATCGAAGCCCTGCTGAACGCGCTTGGAGGCACCCCGTGAGTGATGAAACACCAGACCCACGTATCGCTCTGATTGCAGACCGGTTCATCAAAGCCACAAAGAACCAGGACGCAACCGCAGCAACAGAAGCTAAAGCAGCGCTAACTCTTCTGAAGACCTCGGAAACAGCACTTAAAACTGCTCGATCTACCTGGCCTTCAGCTGGCACAGCCGCGATTAAGACTGCAGCGGTCAACACATCGTTCCCGCTCATCTTAGACGCTCTTGTTGCTATTCTTATGGCGCTTCGCGCGCTTATCCGAGCAACAGTCCGAGACAACTAAAAGGAGGCCCACGTGGCTGGAAGTCCGAAACGCAAAATTCAACTTAGGCGAGGCGACTCCAGTCAGTGGGTCTCCGCAAACCCAGTTCTCTCACAAGGCGAGCCAGGCTATGACACTACGACCGGTGCATTGAAGGTCGGTGATGGTCTTAACGCCTGGACAGATCTTGCTGGGCTTGGCGGTGGGACGACGAACGAACCTTTTATTCCACTTTCGGTTGGTGTTGTCGGGGCAGATCCAGTTGTTATCAACGAAGCTGGAACCTACTGGCTGTCACAGGCGGCGCCCTATATTGACGGCGCCGTATATGCTTTCTTGGCTCCACCAGAAACAGACGATAACGTCAAAGTCCGTCTAATGTACGACTCGAACGACAATGTTACTGGCGGGGCGCCGTTGATCGTTTTCTTTGGGACAATGTTCAGCTACGACACCCCATGCGTGATGGTTCTACCTGGTCAAACGGCTGAGTTCATGCACTTTTCTATCACAGTCCCTGGGTATGGAACGTACGCCTCTTGGATGTGTACTGGGGCAAACCGGCGAGCGTCACCGAGTGCGTACACTAACCTAAAAGCAGAGAACACTACGGTACGAAACCAGTATGCGAAATCGGTATCTCTAAGTAATAGCGGCTCGTACATGTCTGCCCGAATCGGCGATGGGGTCTTCGTTGTCGAAGACGAACACCCATTCGATGCGGACCCATACTCCGTAGTTAACGTTCTAGGTGGCGATGTCGGGGCAAACGAAGGGCAGAGACTGACCATCGTTAACAACTCTAGACGATCTACCTCGGTTGTTAGTTCACATGGACTGCCTTGGTATAATGGTAATCCACATAGCTCAGCCTATTCAATACATCCAGGGTGCTCGGCAACATTCGCCTATGGCCTATATAGACCAGATTGGGCTACGCCCCCAACGAAAAAACTGATTTGTGTTAGCCGGAGTGGTCCGACGTACAATGCTGTAGACGTTGCATTCACCGGTTCTAGCTTATCAGAATCGGCTGTTTCTTACGGAACAGAAGGTTTAGTGTTTGATACTGGTCGTCAGAATCCAGTCCAGATCGTTCATGGAAGCGTTAACCCGGTTGTGTTTGACTTCGAGGCCTTTGTCCCATACACGGTAGCCTCCGGACGGAATGCTACATTTATGCTAGATCTAGAGCGGGACGACCCAGCCCCAGACGAGGCTAGGATAGACTCCTTCTGGGAGTATCAGGATGGCTCAGGAAACCCAAAAACAGAGTACAAATCATCAAACACACCAACATCTTACGTTAGTGGCTCCGCAACAATTCGGACGTCTCAGAATGTTCCTGGCGGAGGTAGAAAGCTGCTTCGAATCACAGGAACTATTTCTATTAGAGCTTTGTGGTTCGATTTGAGCCTCAAATACACAGAAGAACTGTCTGGTGGCGCTGGGGTTGTTGTGCATAAAGAATGTAAACTTAGAGTCAGACAACCCGAATTCGGGGGTGGGTGGACATAATCATGCAATACACAGCGCCAGAAAACGTACATCTCCGTAGGGCTACCAGTTCCCAGTGGACTGCAACGAACCCAACACTAACCCAAGCTGAACCAGCAATCGAGACCGACACCGGCAAGTTCAAGGTCGGCGACGGCATGACCCCTTGGGTTCTGCTTCCGTATTTCACCAATGAACAAGAGTTCATCCGAATGCTCAGAGACCAGGGGCCTGCCGGAGGGCCATTCCAGTTTGTTGGCGGAGACGCAGTAACATTAGATGTGCTTCTCGCCGGGATCCTTTCAAGCCTAGCTAGCATTGATGTTGGCTCAGATCTTGGACCGATTGACGGCGGAGACCCATACTTAGACAACCCATCCTCATGAATGGAGCGATATGACAGATCTAGTGGAGAATGTCCTTGAGCACCATGGCGTGCCTGGGATGAAATGGGGTGTTCGTAGGGACAAAAAGGGAAGCAGTAGCTCGACCGAATCAGGCAAGACAACCTATACGAAGCCGGTAAAGAACCTCAGTGATGCTGACCTGAATAAGCGGATCAAACGCCTTGAGCTTGAGAAGAAGTATTCTGAGCTAAGCGCAGCGCCTTCCAAAGAGGCTGGCCAGTCCATCACGAGTAAAGTCATCATGACCGCTGGTGAGCAAACCTCGACGAAACTTCTAAACGACGTGGCATACTATGCTGGAAAGCAGATCATCACCAAGATGGTTGCGAAGAAGGTTGGTAAAGAAGCAGCAAATGAGATCCGGAAAGAGATGTTCCCCAAAAAGAAGTAGCTGGAAAGGGCTAGGCGCTTATGGCATTATCAAACACAGCAACGCCTATCTACTACGGCACATTTAGGGAGAAAGTTCTTTCTGGAGAGATCCCAGTAAATCGGGAAATTTCAATGGAGATGAACCGGATCGACGAGCTTATTCGGAATCCGAACATCTACTACGACCCTGCTCCGATTGAAGGGTTCATCAAGTACTGCGAGAACGAGTTAACGCTTACGGATGGGAGTGACCTCTATCTTCTGGACACATTCAAACTCTGGGGCGAACAGATCTTTGGCTGGTACTTCTTTGTTGAACGGAGTGTCTATCAACCGGATGAAAACGGTGGAGGACGGTACGTAAAGAAGCAAGTCAAGAAGCGACTAGTTACGAAGCAGTACCTGATCGTTGCCCGCGGAGCGGCTAAGTCGATGTACGCAGCCCTTATACAAGCATATTTCCTCAACGTGGACACGTCAACAACTCACCAGGTAACTACAGCTCCGACGATGAAACAGGCCGACGAGGTCATGTCGCCGTTTCGAACCGCGATCACAAGATCTCGTGGGCCTCTCTTCAAATTTCTCACCGAAGGGTCTATTCGGAACACCTCAGGGTCCTCGGCTGAGCGAGTAAAGCTGGCGTCAACGAAGAAGGGTGTGGAGAACTTCCTGACAGGCTCGCTGTTGGAAGTGAGGCCGATGTCGATCTCGAAGCTCCAGGGGCTCCGCCCCAAAGTGTCTACGGTTGATGAGTGGTTGTCTGGCGATATTCGAGAGGATGTCGTAGGTGCCATCGAACAGGGCGCGTCCAAGATGGATGACTACCTCATCGTTGCTATTAGCTCTGAAGGAACTGTACGTAATGGCTCTGGCGACACCATCAAAATGGAACTCAGCGCTATCCTGCGAGGGGAGTATCAGGCCCCGCACGCTTCTTTAGAAGTTTTCGGTTTCCGTTGGTGTCTTCAAGCGTCACAGCATTACCCATAGCAAATGCCATAAGATCCTGGTCAAATATAAGGGCTCGCTGTTCGGCGAGTATCTT